ACATGTTCGCACATGAGCTGGCTGCTGATCCATTTTGCTGATGCGCCAGAGCTGATGATAGCCTCGGCTGCTGCGGTGCGCTCCATGTTGCCTCTTGCTGCTGTAGCAACCCTGTAGTTACCGACCAGGCCGCCATACACCAATCCACCAACAGAATAGTCGATCGCTCTGCGGCGAACATCAGAGTGCATGTTAGGCACAGCCTCGTGCAGTGCTGATAGGTGTTTGAGAGCCTCTTTCACCTGTGATCTGTTGATGTAGCTCATTCCAGTCTCCAATCAATTGCTGCGTTCAGTGAGGCAATTGTGCCGGATTTTGAACCTGAACGCAACAACTCCCGTCAAACCCCGTACGGCAGGTCGCACCCGGTCAGGTAGCGGTGTCGCTCCTTGTCGGCGAGCAGGAATGCGATGAACTCCGCCACCCGCTGCGGTGGCGTCTCAGCGCCCGCTAGCAGTGAGGAGAGTTGATACTTTCGAGCCTCCTCACGGGTCCAGCCACGGGTTTCGATCACCCGCTCATCGATGTACTCGCTCATACCTGTTCCGGCAAGCCGGTTAGGCGACACCGAAAACACCGTCACGTCCGGCGCCAGCTCGCGGGCCAGCTGCTTGGTGAGGATCAGCGCGGCACCCTTCGAAGCGTTGTACGCCGCCGAGCAGCGCATCGGCATGTGCGCGGCGTTGCTGACAATGTTCAGCACCGTGCCGCGGCTCGCGCGCAGCTGGTCGAGGTGAAGCTGCGTCATGCGCCAGATCGAGGCCGTGTTGACGTCCATGATGTGCTGCCAGGTGTCGAGCTTGAGATCCGGTAGCCAGCTGATCTCGTTGACGCCAGCGTTGTTGATCAACACATCCAGCTGACCCTCGATGCGCTCGGGATCGCGCACGTCATATCCGCTGTCTGGGCTGTAATCTATCACTTCGTTGCCGGCTCTGGAAAGCTCTTCAACTATGGCCGCGCCCAGGCCTTTCGAGCCGCCGGTGACGAGAATGCGCTTAATCGTGGTCTGCATGATGCTGCTCCGATTCTTCGTTAAGGACCATCTCCTGGAGCATGGTTGCGAATACCCCCAGGTCGTGTGCCGAGTCGGCGTGAGTCATGCCAGAATTCATGAACCGCTGCAGCTTGATCACGCACATCACCACTACATGGTACCTGGCGAAGTCCTCCTCGGTCACCAGCCGCGGCGCGCCGAGCGCACGTAGCACCGCGCCAGCCATCTGGTAAGAGTTGCCGTACTGCTTGCCGCGCTGCTCGTAGGTGTCCGCCATGCTTTTCAGCAGGTTCGTTACGTTGTGTTTCATGTTCATTCAATCTCCAAATTCAAACCGACCCAAGGTTCTGGGAAACCAGGTCGCCGATATTTATACACTGAAGCCACTCTACCGCGCGCCACACGGTGTCCGGCTGGCCAGTTCACCGCGTCGGCTGGAAGGGTAGCTATGGGCTGGGTGGCGTACGCGGCGTCAAATACAGCGTCTTTGCCTTCATACGCGCCACGACGTATCCACACCGGGTCGCCGCGCTGCATATGGAGGATCTTGCCCTTGCCCAGCCACTCGTTGTTGCACCGCTTAACAACCATCTCGGTAAGGCTCCTCGTGAATGCGCAGCTCGTGCGCTGGCAGCCCGAACTCCTCGCGGTACATGGCGATGATTTCCGGTCGGTCGTCGTACGCTGCTCGCACCTCGTCCAGCCTGAGCAGCCTTTGGCTAACCAGGTAGGTGATCATCGAGCGTTTCAACTCAACCGATGGTCGGTGGTCGGTCTCCGGGCGCATCACCACCCGTCCCACCGCGGGGGCGTGCTCCTTTAGCCAGGCTCGCCGCACCCGCGCGTAACGCTCGGGCATGGCGGTAAGCGCTATCACTTCCTCCGCGCCCTCCAGCTTGTGAAGGTTGGCTGGCGCGTCGAGCAGCGACGCCATGTGGTAGGCGTGGAAACGCTGGTCTGGGTCGCTAGCCTCCCAGTCGATCAGCGGAATGCGCCAAGCGTCGTTGCTGATACAGTTGTCGATGTCAATCAGAATCATGTTTCAATCTCCATGCCTGCCACGATCATCACCCAAGGCTGGGCGTACTCGGGCTTTTGCTCTGAATGGATCTTTTCGACCCATGCTTTGGGCTGTACGCCAGCCTCGAATAGATTGCGCGCAACCTTCAGCGCCTCGAAGTCCGCAAACGGGTTGCCGCTGCGCCCCATGTTGACTTCGGAAGCGTTGTGTGGAGGCTGTCCGATGGGCTGCCACTCCACGCCGTTGTGTGCCGCGATGGCAACGCGCCCGGTGTCGTCTTCCACGATCCGTAGCGGCTCTCCGACGGGCAACTGGCTGCTGAATTGGCGGTCGTACATGTAGACCTTGTCTAGTGGAAACTTAACGATCATCATCCAATGCTCCTGCCGCTGCCGTCGGTGCGCGGTGCGGCTTCGTAACGTTCAGCGGCCCAGAACCGCTGCTTGGCCTCTGCCGCGCGGGCGGTGTGATCCAACTCCGGGAACCAAACCGGGCAGTGCTCTGGGCCGTAGTTGGGAAAAGCGCAGCGCCCGTCTGCCGCGCAGGCCACCTCCAGCATCCCGTCGGTCCAGGGGTGAATGGCGAGCACTAGCTCACGCATGCGCCGAAACACGTTCTGGTACTCGCCTTGGGTGCGGGTACACAGTCGCAGCTTGGCGGTTTCGTGAAGGGTGCGCAGGTTGAACTTGGCGACGATGGAGGTGGTGATGTTCGTGGGCAGCACCCCGCGTGCGTCCTGTGGTGCGGCGCCGTACTCCAGCGCCTTGCCGTAGCCGTACAAGGCTTCGTCCACCGCGGTACGGTAAGCCTTCTGCGCCTGCTCCGGCATCCCCTCTGGGACCACCACCTCGTGGTCGCGCACATCCACGACGCGCTGCGCTTCCTGAGCGTAGCTGCCGGTGCGGGTGCGCACCAGCTGGTGGGTGAATGCGCGGGTCACGCCGCTGATGCGGAAAGTGTAGTCAACGAACTCCCAGGAAGATTTGATGGTGCCGAGCATGTAGCTCAGCTCTTGTTGCCTGCGCTCCTCGGTCCAGGTGGCAGGGTCTTCGCCGCCGGCGAGCCGGGTGTTCTTGGTGCTCAGCAACAGCGTGAGCGCGCTGGGTGTGTAACTTATCAATTCAACTTTCATCTTCATTCTCCAGACATTTCATCAGTTGGTCCCACTCCCTGGGCTTCAGTCCAGTTATCAAGAACTCTCGCTCCTCAGCCTTGAGCTGCGGGAAAGCGTCCTGGATCAGTGCTCCACCTTGGTAGCGGCGGATGCTCTCCTCCATGGATGCTACGCTGACATCCTCCATCCACATGCGAGAACCTGCGTGCGGCCCGCTTTCAATCGTTACCACGACACCGAACAACGGGGACGCCTCTGCGCGGAAGTTTAGCATGACCTGTCTCCTATTTAGCCGCCGCCAGACGCGCCGTGTACGTACAGCCCTCGGCCAAACGGCGGATCACGCGGCAGTCGTGCGGTAAGTCGTCCAGCAGCACGTTGCGCCAGGTGGCGAACCTGCCCAGGGAATAGATGCCGTGGTCGATGGTCAGCTGGGCCAGCAGCCCACGCCGCGCCAGCTGGTCCTCCGGGTAATCAATCTTGCCGTAGCGCTGCTCGGTGGTGACTATGGACTCCCATGCCGTTGCCCCGAACACGGACATGATCTCGGAAATGTCGAAATTTGGCCCTACAGCCTCTATGATCAGCGTGTCACCGGTGATGCTGGCGCGGTACACGTCGGTGTCTGGGGATGGGAAATACACAGTCTGGAAAACATCCGCTTCCGGCAACAAATAGCGCTCTACGTGGATCGGGGCGTAGTTGAGTGGGAACGGGCTTTCCAGCCCAACCGCGCGCAGCGTCACGTCCAGCGGTACCGTACTCAGCACTGGTCTGCCGGAGGACCACATGGGCCATGGGGACGCCCATGCGATGCGGCTGTTCAGCCGGTCGATCATCTGTGCGTACCAGTTTGGCGGGGCGATCCACCGCTCCACAGGTTCCAGCCTCCAGATGGAGCGGCTGTTGCTGATGCGACCGGTGACTTTGCGGCTGTACTGGTTGGACATGGCGATGGTCGGGGCGACCTCTCGCCCATCCACCGCGATCGCCTTGCGTACGGTGACGGGGCGGAACTCAATACCGGTAAGCGTGGCAATGCGATCAGTGCCGAACCGCAGCACCGCGGCGTGAAGCTCGGTGGGCTCGGGGCGAGCCTCGTAGATCGGCAAGTTTGGGAAAGCGAATGCCGCTACGCACCCGCTGTAACCGGCGCCTGCTATGGCTTCGATGTTCATGTGGTGTCCTGTTGGTGGTCAGGTGTGGGTGTGCTATGGGGCCAGGCCAGCGATGTGCTATGGGGCCAGGCCAGCGAAAGTCAATCGCTCCCATCCGCGAGCGGCGGCGTATCGGGTGATGGCGAGTATCACGTTGAAACGGTGGGGCGCGTTGGATTCTGCCTTCCACCCAGCTTTGCGCAGCACAGCAAAAGCTGCGCGAGCGTCGGCGCGTGACAAAGACTCGTTGGCGTAGGTGCGGGTTTTGGGGTCTGTGAGCACCGCCACCATAGTGTCCTGGTCGGTTTCGCGGAAAATGGCTTGGCCGTTTTCGCCGCGCGACAGGTGGTGCTCGATTAGCATGGGCATGTGGCAATCTCCAAAAAGGGGGCGGCATCCATGC